AGACGGTGAAGGCGTAGGCCATCAGACGATGTTCACGACCAGCGCTTCGAGCGCCGACGTGTTGCCGGAGTTGGACGAGCCGTAGGTGATGACGACGTCGACCGTGACCGCGCCGTTCGTCGCCAGCGTCAGGGCGCCGCCGGTGATGTTGGGGCCGGCGCCCGAGGTGGACCAGCCGGCGAGGCCGCCGTAGACCACCGTCACCGAGCCGCCCGGGGCGGCGTAGCAGTCGAGGTCGCAGCTGAGGTAGGCGCGGTCGTTGGCCGCGATGTCGACCGCCCCGGCGGTGGCGACCACCGTGCCCCCGACCCGGAGCTGGGCGAGGAACGTGTCCGTGCCGTTCTGCGCGATGGCCTTGACCACCGCCGCGATCCGGGTGTGCGACCCCGCCTTCAGCGTGTTCGCGGGGATGGCGTAGGTGACGTCGTACGCCTGCGCGCCGGAGCCGCCCGCGATGGTGGTCGAGGCTGCGGTGCTCGAGGCTGCGCGACCGCCGATGACCCGGGCGGTGCCCGAGGTGACGCCGTCGGTGGTGGTGGCGCGCCCGTTGCTGGCGATCCCCGACGTGAACGTCTGGAGCAGGGCCCAGGTGTTCGCCGTCGCGAGCAGGTCCGCGAACGTGGAGAAGCTGAAGACCTGCCAGTCGGCGCCATCGCTGTAGAAGAGCGCCCACTCGTTCTGGTTGATCGTGGCGATCGTCGAACCGCCAGACCCGTCCTTCACGGTGAGGTCCTCAGCTGCGTCCGCCGTGTTCTTGATCGCGTGCCACTGCCCTTCGCAGGTGTCTGCGTTCAGCAGGTTCACGGTGCGCCCCGCGCCACCGGGATCGATGGCGAGGACGTGGGCCGACATCGCGTCGAGCGTGAGCGTGCCCGCGAGAGTCTTGGCCTCGACGCCACCGATGTAGCGGACCGCCGAGGTGATGCGCCTGATGGCGCCGGAGAGGAATCCCATGGGCACTCCGGCCGCGCCGAGGCGCGGCAGTCAGATCAGGAGAGAGCGATCGTCGTGATGCAGATCAGCGTCCAGGACGCGCCATCGCAGTAGAACTCGCCCTGCTCATTCTGGTTGATGGTCGCGATCGTCGAGCCGCCGTCGCCGCTCGTCTCGGTGACCGTGAGGTTCTCCGCCGCGTCCGCCGCGTTGATGATCCGGCGATACAGGCCCTCGTGCGTCGCCTCGGTGTCGAGGACCACGGTCTTGCCCGAGCCGCCCGGATCGAGCTTGAGGATGCTCGGGTAGGTGTTGTCGAGCGTCAGGGTGCCCGACAGGGTCGCCGTGTAGACGAGGCCCTTGGCCCCGAACAGCGCGAGGTCGCTCGGCGCGGGGGAGTAGTCGGCGGCGGAGCGGAGATCGGTGACGGCCATGGTGTCCTCAGCGGTTCGCGTTGTCTCGGAGGCGGTCGCCGCGGACGCGTGCCTGACGGACGCGCTCCTCGGCCTGGGCCTGGGTCATCGGGATCCCGGCGCGCTCGTGGGCCTGGCGCCAGGTCTGGGCCGTGCGGCTGATCGCATCGCGGGTCGTGCTCTCGTCGCGGCTCATGCGGCGGCTTCCTTGCGCTTCGTGGCCTTCGCGCCTGGGATCGCGGCCTTGGTCATCCCATCGACCGCAGCCTCGGCGGCGGCGACACGGGACTTGCGGAGGTCGTCAGGGAGCGGGAGGGCGGCGATCCGGTCGGGGCGGCCGGAGCGGGCGGCGATGAGCTCGCGAAGGACGTCCTCGGTGGGCGGCTGGATGGCGCCGCTCGTGACGAGCCAGAGACGCCAGCGGTTGTAGGCTGCGCGGTCGAACACGAACCGCTGCTTCGTGCCCGGGATGTGCGCGCGGGGCACGTTCCAGGCCTCGAGGTAGTAGGTCCCGACCGCGTTGGAGCGCGGGTCCTTGCACGGGACCTGCCGGAGGTACCCGCCCGCCGGCACGCCTGCGGGGAGGCACTCGGCGGGGATCGGCGCATTCGGCTCGAGGTGGACCCAGCCCTTCGTCTCGTCCGTCTTGATGGCGTTCTTGAACGTCTCGACGGGGTCCTCGCTGTTCTTCCGCGTGCGGACGAGGTGCGCGCCCGGCACGAGCGGGAGCATGCCGATCACCGGGAGCCAGGTGTTGCCGTCCAGCCCCGTCGCCTCGGGCTCCCACTGCGCGGGGTGGTGGCGCAGGAAGAACTCGACGTTGGGCGCCACCGCGAGCCGCGCCGTCGCCGCCATGTGGCGCGGATCGGCGGCCGCCATCATGGCGGCGAGGGACGCGTTGTCGGGCGTCGAGGATTGCACGAGCGACGAGGGGACGGGCATTGAGACTCCCGGAGGTTCAGATCACGGAGCGGATGAGGCGCTGGACGAACAGGTCGGACGAGCCGCTGTTCACGCCGAGCCAGGCGCGAGCCTCGTACCGGGCCTTCCCGTTCTCCCCCTTGGCGATCCGCTCGATGAACATGCCGTACTCGGGCACGTACAGGCCGACGCCGGGGATGTGGGGCTTGATCGAGGCGGTCGAGGCGCGCGCCCAGCCGATGCCGCCGGGGCTCATGCCGAAGCCCTGGTAGGCGCCGCCGCTCTGGACGACATCGTCGGTGAGGGCGACGTCGATCCCGAGACCCGCGAAGTTCGGCTTGACCTGCATCCCGGAGACGCGCTGCAGGTTGGCGAAGTCGCTCGCGAGGTTCTGGAACGCTGGCTCGGTCCGGAGGCTGGCGATGAGCTGGGTGAGCTGCTGGGGGGCGAGCATCGCGCTCGGGTTGCCCATGAAGCCCAGCGTCTCGTTGCAGGCCGTGATCAGGTCGATCCAGTCGTCCACCGAGAGCGTGGTCGTCGCGCTGCCCACGATGGTCGAGAACGTCGCGCCCTCGACACAGAGCAGGTAGCGGAACGTCGCGAGCCACGAGGCCGGAGCCTGCGCGATGATCGCCTCGAGGGAGACGCCCGGCTCACGAGAGAGGATCTGCTGCTGGTAGGTCTCCTCGTGGGCGAGACCGTGCATGCCGATCGAGACCTCGGTGTACCCGGTCGTGATCGAGGACGCGGTGATCGTGTCCGTCTCAGACGCCAGCGAGGACATGCGCCGGGAGAACCCGACGGAGCCCATGTGCGTGACGCGGAGGGTGTCGGTCCCGGTGCCAGCGAGGTCGCCGACGAGCGGCACGACGCCGAGGTTGAGGACGTCCAGCTTGTCCTGGAGCTCGATCGCGATCCCCTGGGCACCGAACACGAAGTCGAGGCCGAGATCGCCCTGGGTCTGCGAGAAGTCGACGGGTGCGTTGATCGTCGTCATGGCGGGTGAAACCTGTTGCTGGGGTTTCATCCCGCGTGCGTTGACGGGCACGACGCGATCGGGAGGTCTACTCGGCCGTCCCGTACGTGGGCAAGACGAATAGTCGGGTAGACGTTCGGACCGTAGCCGATGGGGTTGGGGGTGTCAAGCGGATTCGCACATCCTCTCGTGTGAGAGGTGCGGCGCTGCTATACGGACTCCCACGCCGCGAGCCACGCCTCGGCCTCGGTGGGCCCGGTGCCGAGCGTGCTGCGGCCTGCGTCAAGCTTGAGCCGGCGGTAGTCTCGTTCCAAGAGGTCGATCGGCTCGACTTCCCACTGGCGCCGAAAGGCGTTCCATCTCGCCGAGATCCGCGGGAGCCCAAGCACCTCCCGCACCAGCATCGGCAGCAGGCCGGCGGTGGCGGGGTCGCGGAGGTCGGGCGGGTTTTCGACCGCGACACGCCCGCACAACTGCCGCTCGTAGTTGTCGCGGACCTGGTCATCTTCGAGGTAGCCGCCCGGGACCACGATTCCGTCGCGGCCGTCGGGTTCGCCGTCCTCATCCACGCCGAGAAAGCGCAGCCCGTTCGGCCACCCCTTGAGGCGCGAACGCACAGCACAAGCGGACATGCGGCGGCCGAGGGCGAGGGCCCGTTCGGGCGCCAACTCACCCATGATGCACCTCCGCCGTCCCGTCGCCCCGTACCACCACGACGAGCCCGCCCTCGGCCACGAACAGCGTCTCGCCGTCCATGGCGACGAACCGTCCGGCCGGCATTGAAACCGGCTCCCCCGGTTCGTCGGCCAGATCCCAAAGCGGCCCGTAGTCCGGGTCCGTCCGGGTCCGCATCCCCTCCGGCAGCGGTGCTTCGAGCGGGATGTGCAGATCCGCGAGGCGCATCGACGTTTCGGCCGTCTCCCGCCACGTCGGGAACGGCGACTCGGTCTTGTGTGCGCTGACGAGCCCGTCGGAGCGCTCAAAGACCCACACGTCAACCGGGCGCCACTCGGGATGGTCGCGGTGGCGCCCGTCGGGACCGATGTGCGTGGCGAGGTAGTCGGTCCAGGCGTTGGCCATGAAGCATGCTCCCCTCGCCCCGTAACCTACACCGCCGGACTCGCCCCACCCCCCGCCGCCTGCGCCTTCATCTCGTTCAGTTTCTTGAGCTTCTCGGCGGGCGGCAGGGCCTTGTACTCGGGGCTCTCGAAGTAGGCGTGCGCCTGCTGGACGGTGACGCGGGCGGCGGGCGCGGGGGGCGGCGGGACCGAGCCGGCGGACGGGCGGGGGAGACCAGGGGCCGGAGGAGCAGCAGCGGCGGCGGCGACCGGTGCCGCAGCCGGAGCAGGAGCAGGCGCAGCCGCCACGGTCGGGAAGAACGGCGCGAGGTCCTCGGGCGGCGCGGTTTTGACCTTCCCGAGCCACGCACCGAAGTCCTTTTCGCCGCCGTCCGCGCTGGCCTGCGCGTCGAACTCCATCTTGAGCACCCTGCGCACGCTCGGCGCCTTGATCCCGACGCCCATGAAGAGCGCGTCCTCGTGCTTCTCGCGGAAGGTCGCGAGCTCGGCGCGGACGGTGGCGATGTCGGCAGCGCTCGCCTTGAGTGCGTCGTACTCGGGCTTGAGGGCGTCATACATGGCGGCGCTGCGCTGGGCGGCCTTGAGATCGGACTCGGCCTTGTTCTTCGCGGCGTTGACGGCCTCGAATCGGTCCTTTGGGATCACATCCTCGATGGCGGCGGCGCAGTGGGGGCAGTTGTACGGCATGGGGACTCCTTAGGCGGCGATGGGGGGCTGTTGGGCAGGAGGCGAAGGGGGTGCGGGCGGAGTGGCGGGCGCCAACCCCGCCGCCGTCAGCGCCTCGGTGGCGAGGCGATCGAGCTCGGCCTTGTCGATGCGCGCCTGGACGATGGCGGCGATGGCGTCCTCGCGGCGGGTGCCGGGGTGTGCGCGCATCCAGCCGTCGATCTCGGAGAGCCAGCCGCGGTCGACCTCCCACGCGATCTGGTCGCGGTCGGCCTGCTGCTCCTGCGCCGACCGGGGGATCTCGGCATAGCTCATCGAGTAGCCGTCCTCGTCGAACGTCGCGACGTTGGCGAGGCGCAGGAGCGCGGCGCAGATGCGGATCGCCTCGAGGTCGGCGCGCTCGAAGAGCGGCTTGACCTGTGCGGCGTACTCGCGCTTGGACTGGCGGGAGATGAACAGGGCGGCGCCGCTCGCGGGGTCGGCGCTCGACTTCTGGACGTCGTCGCTCGCGATGCCCCAGCGGGCGAGTTGCTTGAGCTCATACTCGTGGGCGAACGCCTTGACCTCGGTGAGGTTGCCGCCGGGCCCGACTTCCTGGACGAACGGCTGCGAGCCCTCCTGTGTCTCGTGGTAGAGGATGGCGCCCGGGGAAAGCTGGATCGAGCGGATCCGGTCCTTCTGGCCGGCGTTCTGGACGTCGCCCATGATGGGGACGAGACCTGCGGCGATCACGGCGGTGCCGCTCGCGTCGCGGGCGCAGTGGCCGGCGTAGGTCCAGTGCGTCGCGGCGTTCAGCGTGCCGCGGGTGGCGCCGACCTTGTGCAGGTGGTTCCAGCACTGCTTGCTGTCGATGGCGTGGTAGAACGGGTACGGCAGGAACGGCTTGCCGCCCGCATCGCGGTAGGGGTACGCGTCGCCGACGAGGCCGTCCGTCGCGGGGTTGGTGGGGGTCGCGAGGAACAGGCTGGAGAGGTCGGTCTGGTTGCCCATGCTGCCCGCCTGGACGACGCGGTAGCTCGGCGGGCGGGCGGCGCCGCCGAGGTCGAGTTGGTCCCACGCGTAGACCCACGTCTTGGAG